TGTAGAATGTGCCGTGGAAAAGAGTATAGTCGTATGATGTATGAAAAACGTAAAGAACTTATCGGTAGGATTATCAACGGCTTTAAAGTTCTGGATGTAGCTGAAACGGATTCTCAAAGTGCTCATTATCTCGTGGAATGTGTAAAATGCGGACATCAAAGTATAAAACCACTTGGCAACATGAAAAGCAAACACGGCGAAAAATGCGGATTTTGCCCTGTAGATTTCGGTTTTGTAGTTATGAAAGGTACTGCTGTTGGACATTTGTCAGACGGAACGGAATTTCTGGTTGATGCGGAAGATATTGAAATCGCAAATAGAAATCCTTGGTACGTAAATGCAAATGGGTACTTGTTCCACAGAAGAAAACCAAGTGGAGAACCGATATATCTGCATCGAGAAGTCCTGGGGCTATCATCGACTGACAAAAGAGTGGTTGACCACATCAATCACAATAAACTTGATAACCGCAAAAGCAATCTCAGGGCGGTTACTCAGGCGGAAAATTGCATGAATAACATCAAACGCTGTACAAATACAAGCGGTCATATAGGTGTAAAAATCAGACGCAAGGGTCTGAAGTATGAAAGCAAAATTGAAAAAAGCGGCATTATATATACTTTGCTTTCTACCGATGACATTATCGAAGCAGCACAAGCGTACAACATCGCCGCCGATTTTCTATTTGGAGTTGGTATCGGATACAGAAATGAAGTGATGTATCCTTCGCACAAATTCACTTGTGATATAGTAGAAAAAATAAAAGCGATTCAAAACGCAACAGAATAATGGAGGTTATTTATGAAATCAGCAGATGTATCTTTTTGGAGAGAACTGAAAGCCAGCAGACCCATGCTCACAAAACAGCAGTACCGCACAATCAAGGGACAGGCTGTGAAGGGCAATGTAAATGATGCCCGAAAAGGTCTGCAGAGAATTCAAAGGAGGCAGCACCGATGAGAACAACCACGGATTTTCAGCTTGTTGCGGTCAGCAAGCTTATCCCATATGTAAATAACGCCCGAACACACAGCAAGGAGCAGATTACAAAGCTGCGTTCTTCCTTGCGTGAGTTCGGGTTTATCAATCCCATCATCATTGACAAGGATTTCAATGTCATTGCAGGACACGGCCGACTGATGGCAGCAAAGGAAGAAGGCATTGACGAGGTGCCGTGTGTATTTGTGGACTACCTTACAGAGGCACAGAAGAAGGCCTATATTTTAGCGGACAACCGTATGGCATTGGACGCAGGATGGGATGAGGAAATGCTCGCCGTGGAAATCGAGGAACTGCAAAACCTCGGATTTGATACGGAGTTGACAGGCTTTGATGAAAAAGAAATCGCCGACCTGTTCAGCGACGGAACGGACAGCGAGGCGAAGGATGATGATTTCGACCTGACCTCCGCACTCGAAAAGGCGGCATTTGTACAGCGTGGCGACATCTGGACGGTTGGCAGGCACAGGCTGATGTGTGGTGATGCAACTTCTTCCGAGGATGTATCTGCGTTAATGGGCAATGTCAAAGCAAATCTTATTTTAACGGACCCACCCTATGGTGTATCTTTCAAGAGTGCAAGCGGTCTTACTATTCAGAATGACAGCATGAAGAACGAGGAATTTTATACATTCCTGTTTTCTGCTTTCAAGTGTATGGCGGAACATCTGGAAAAAGGCGGTGCGGCTTATGTATTCCATGCCGATACGGAGGGACTGAACTTCCGTCGTGCCTTTGTGGATGCAGGATTTCATCTTGCAGGCTGCTGTATCTGGGTAAAGGACAGCCTTGTTCTCGGACGCTCCGATTATCAGTGGCAGCACGAGCCGGTGCTGTATGGCTTTATGCAGAACGGCAAGCATAAGTGGTATTCCGACCGCAAGCAGACAACTATCTGGAACTTCGATAAGCCGAAACGCAATGCGAATCATCCGACCTCAAAGCCGTTGGATTTGCTTGGTTATCCCATTGGCAATTCCACACAGGAAAACGGTGTGGTCATCGACACCTTCGGTGGCAGTGGCTCAACGCTTATGGCGTGTGAGCAGATGAATCGAATTTGTTATATGATGGAGCTTGACGAAAAATATGCCTCCGTTATTCTGCGTCGCTATGTTGAGGACACAGGTAACAGCGAGGGTGTATTTGTGGAGCGTGACGGCAAGAGATATTCTTATGCAGAGCTTGTGAAGGAGGTTGAACTGCCGAATGATGAAGCCTGACTTCTGGATTGTCAGTTTTTCAGGTGGAAAAGACTCCACATCAATGCTCCTTCGCTTGCTTGCAGAAAATCGTCCCGTTGACATGATTTTGTTCGTGGATACGGGATTGGAATTCCCTGCGATGTACGACCACATCAACAAGGTGGAGAAATATATCGGCAGACCGATTACACGCATTCATCCAAAGTACAGCTTTGAATATTATTTTGCCGAAGCTCCCATCAAGCGTGGTGATCCCGAAAAGTTCCGACAGCAATTCGGCAAGGATTATAACGGTTTCGGTTGGATGGGACCTCGTATGCGTTGGTGTACAAATCGTCTGAAAGACGCTCCGAGAGAGCATTATCTGAAAGAACTTCGTGAGAAATACACGCTTCATCAATACGTGGGACTTGCCGCCGATGAGGGCTACCGACTGGAACGGAAAAATAATCAGCGTGATGAATGTGTACATCCTCTGGTGGAATGGGGCATGACCGAATCCGACTGCCTGCAGTACTGCTATGACCGTGGCTTTGATTGGGACGGTCTGTATCAGCATTTCAGCCGTGTATCCTGTTGGCTCTGTCCTTTGCAGCCCTTGGCTGAGCTTCGTGCTTTGTGGGAGCATTTCCCTGAACTATGGGAAAAACTGAAAGAATATGAAACGATGACATGGAGAAAATTCCGTTCCGATTATTCCGTAAACGAACTTGAAATACGCTTTGCTTTTGAGAAGGAGTGCCTTGCAAAGGGACTTTCTATCAGAAACAAGGCGTTTTTTACTGCCCTGAAAGAAAGGCTTGGTGATAGAAAATGCTGACACTTGGAAGTTTATTTGACGGCAGCGGTACATTCCCTGTAGCCGGTATGCTCTCGGGCATCAAGCCTGTGTGGGCTTCGGAAATTGAGCCGTTTCCCATAGCTGTAACCAGAACACGATTACCCTTTATGAAACACTACGGTGATGTCAGTAAAATCAACGGTGCTGAAATTGAGCCTGTAGATATTATTACATTCGGCAGTCCCTGTCAGGATATGAGTGTTGCGGGAAAGCGTGTGGGACTGGAAGGCTCACGTTCAAGCCTGTTTCATCAGGCAATCAGAATTATCAAAGAAATGAGGTGTGCAACCAATGGCAAATATCCGAGATTCGCTGTGTGGGAGAACGTTGCTGGCGCCTACAGCAGCAACAACGGAGAAGACTTCCGATGCGTCCTCGAAGAATTCTGCAAGGTCAAAGACGCAGATGTATCTGTTTCTAAACCTAAAAAGTGGGAAAAGGCAGGAAGCATCATGGGAGATAATTATTCTATCGCCTGGCGAACATTCGATTCTCAGCATTGGGGCATTCCCCAGAGAAGAATGCGTATCTACCTTGTCGCAGATTTTGCAGGTCAATGTGCCGAAAAAATATTATTTGAGTCCGAAGGCGTGTCTGGGTATTCTGCGGAGGGCTTCAGAGCGTGGCAAGGCTCTGCCGGAGGTGCTGCGGATTGCGTTGGAACAGCAAGCGAAAGGCTGATGTTTGAAAACCACTCGCAGGATACCAGATACAGAGGACCTCTTGAAGTTTCCCAGACGGTTTCCGCAACCTACGGAACGGGCGGTAATAATCAGCCTTTTGTTGTTGAGAGTGCAGGCTTTTGCACCGAACATTCCGCAAAGGCAAGTGGTATCGGCTATGAGGAAGAAAAATCCCCGACGCTCCGTGCAGGTGTTGTTCCTGCAACACTGAAAATTCGCTGTGGTGGTGGCTCCGGTGGGAAAGGTGCGTTAATTCAAGAGGATAAATCCGCTACCCTTGCCTGCAATAATGACCAGACTGTATTTGTTCCGAGGGCATATGGCATCTGCTCCAAGCACAGCAATTCCATGCTGTCGGATAATCCCAACAGTGGATTTTATGAAGCAAATACGGCGAAAACCATTGATACCAGCAATCAGTCCCCTTGCAAAAATCAGGGTGGAATGGTGGTTATCGAGGGTAACGGCAGCCGTCCCTCTCATCACGGCGATGGTTACAAGGAATCCGAAACCATGTATACGCTGAACTGTACCGAAAATCACGCCGTTTCCTACGGCATCGGAAGACCTGCTATGAATCAGGGCTACAATGCACGATTCAGTTTTCAGATTGAGGAGGAAACTTCACCGACGCTCGTTGCTTCGGGCGCAGGTGGCGTGGCGCATCCGACCTACTGTGCAAGCAAGGCTTCCTATTTCACCAGAGCCGATGAAGAAAAGGCAGGTGCCCTTGTTGCTACGGATTACAAAGACCCTCCGCTGATTAACGACACCGCCGATGGCGTGGAATATATCGTCCGCCGTTTGACTCCACAGGAATGTGCGTTGCTACAAGGTATGCCTACATGGTGGTGTGATGGGTTGGGTATTGAAAATCCGACCGAGGAGGACATTGCGTTCTGGCATGATGTGTTTGAAGCACATAGGCTTGTGTTTTCTCCCGAAACAAAGCCAAAAACGGATAAGCAGATTCTGAAATGGATTAAAAATCCGTATTCCGATTCTGCGGCATATAAGATGTGGGGCAATTCTATCTCATTGCCTGTCGGGTGGTTTGTTCTTGCGGGGATTTTATATTATGCTGATAACTCGGTTTAACAATGTATGTAGCAAATTGTGAACGGACTGATACTAAGTAAAACAGACACAGAATATTACTCTGTGCCTGTTATGGGATAGACTATAATTTATTGAAAAGGAAATTTTGAGTCAGCTATTCCAATCTCACATAATAATGCACGGAATTCATTCCAATTATCTGGAAGATTATCGATTCCTTTACACTCAACATTTATACCATTCGCTGAAATCGAAAGATTCCAATAAAAACTTGGAAAGAACTCCCACGGCTCATCATATTTTTTTGATTCCACTCATTGATATTCATCTTTAACAAGCCTTTACAGAATGCATCGACTTTACTTGTTATATCAATCTTACAAATATTATTTCTATTATTACACAACAGAATATATTTGTCATTATTGATTTCTAATAATAATTGAATAGTGCTGTTTCCTTCTCTATCTGGGCAAACTTCGTACTCAAACTTAAATCCATTTAAAATCATTATTCAACACCGCACAATATCTCTTATGAAAACTCTAATTCATAAATGCAAGCCGACCACCTGCGTTTTCTTAATTATAACACATTTCACCCGAAAAAGCAACAGAATCAGTCCGCAAAGATTGTCACATCTCACACTTGCTATTCTGTGCGGAATGCGGTAATATGTGACTACCGAAAAACACCGCAAAACAGCGGAAAATAAAGGGAGGACACATATATGGAAATCAAATTCAACTGCACAGGAACGGAACGCAAGCGACTGGCACAGGCAATCGGCATGATTGTTGGGGCAACACCTGAATATCAGTTCATGCCGACATGTGCTTACAAAATCGGACAGCACACCCTTGACAAGGACGGTACGCTGCATTTCACAGAAACCCGCTGCTATACCGATGAGGTCGGCGAACTGCTGAAGGAGCTTGAGGCTCAAGGCTTTGAGGTGGAATCACTCGGTGAGGAACGCAATGAACTGACCATTTCCATGCCGCTGGATTTCTTCGATGAAACGGTCTTTGCAAATCTGGACAGGCTTCTGGAGAACAAGGGAAACCTCATGAAGCACGCCCTTGGCACGGATTCCCTTGCCTACAGCATTGAAAAGGAAACGGTGGAATTCCCCTGGTTTACGATTGAAACCGAAGATGATGCCACCGCCTACAGCCAGTTCATTTCTGCGCTCTGCGATATGGTGAAAAATCAGAAGCGTATCAATAATAAGCCCGATACTTCCGACAACGAAAAATACACCTTCCGCTGTTTTCTGCTCCGATTGGGATTTATCGGTGCGGAATACAAGACCGTGAGAAAGGTGTTATTGCGAAAACTAAGCGGCAGTTCAGCGTTCAGAAATGGGGTGAATGATAATGCAGTTACCGAATAAACAGGAGCTTGCGGCTCTGCGTGAAAAATATCCAGTGGGAACAAAAATTATCCTGCACCATATGAAAGACCCCTATCCCGTACCCGAAGGGACGGTCGGTGAAGTTGTCAATATTGATGACGGCGGCAATATTCATGTTCACTGGAGCAACGGCTCTGCTCTTGCGGTGATTGAGGGTGTGGATGATTTCTCTGAAATCCATGTAGCGAATTGCTAATCGGAGACGGATTTCCACTTTACTGTATTTTACCATACAATTGCAAGTATATCAAGTTATATACTACACAATGTTTTCCTCGAAATACAGCGGTTTTTTCTGTACATTTAGCCGCTTGCTATTATCCACACTATGCGGTAATATGTAACTACCGAAAGGGAAAAACAACGAATTTACGGAGGAAAACCACCATGAACGCAAGAACCGCACAGCAGATTGAAAACCTCAAGAATCAGACAATCGGAGTTGAGGTTGAGATGAACAACATAACCCGCGACAGAGCCGCAAAGCTTGCCGCCGAGTTTTTCGGAACAGGCAGATACCAAAACACAGCAGGTCGCAACGGCTACTGCACCTGGTCGGCTTGGGATGCACAGGGCAGAGAGTGGAAATTCCAAAAGGACATCAGCATTGCAGGCTGCGACAGCGAAAAATGCGAAATGGTTACACCGATTCTCAACTACAGCGACATCGAAACCTTGCAGGAGCTTGTGAGAAGACTTCGCAAGGCAGGAGCGGTAAGCCACGCAGGAGTTGGGGCTGGAGTTCACATTCACATCGGGGCAAACGGTCACACACCGCAGACGCTCAGAAACCTTGCAAATATCATGGCAAGCCACGAAAGGCTGATTGCCGATGCCTTGAAAATCGACCAGGGCAGAATCAACAGATACTGCAGAACGGTGAATCCCAACTTCATCGAACAGCTCAACAGAAGAAAACCTGCAACAATGGCACAGCTTGCGGATATTTGGTACGAATCCAACGGCAGCACCTACGGAAGAGACCACCATTACAACGACAGTCGCTACCACATGACGAATTACCACGCAGTATTTACAAAAGGCACAATCGAATTCCGACTTTTCAATTTCGACAAGCCTGCAAACGGCAAGAAAAACGGACTTCACGCAGGACAGCTCAAATCCTGGATTCAGCTTTGCCTTGCCCTTTCCGAAATGGCAAAGGAAGTGAGAACGGCAAGCCCCAAGCCACAGCAAACGGAAAATCCGAAATTCGCAATGAGAACCTGGCTGATTCGCCTGGGACTGGTTGGAGCAGAATTCTCGACAGCAAGGGATTTCCTAACAAGAAACCTTGACGGCAACGCAGCATGGAGATTTGGAAACTAAGGGAATAGCCTTTTATCCCTCACGCCGCCTTCGGGCGGCTCTGGGTGGTGAAAGGGTATTCCTTTCGGAAAGGAAGAAATTATCATGAAAAAATATTATCTTGCCTACGGCTCCAACCTCAATGTTCAGCAGATGCGATTTCGCTGCCCCGATGCAAAAATCATCGGCACGGCAGAAATCCCCGACTACCAGTTGCTTTTCAAGGGCAGTAAGACTGGTTCCTACCTCACCATTGAAAAGAAGGAAGGCGCGACCGTTCCCGTGGCGGTGTGGGAAGTTTCGGAGCGTGATGAAATGCGCCTTGATATTTACGAGGGCTACCCGAATTTTTATTATAAAAAGGAAATGGAACTGCCCGTGAAAATTCTGAAAAACGGCAAAACGAAAACGCTCCCTGCCTTTGTGTACATCATGCACGAAGAACGGCAGCTGGGTGTTCCGAGCATGGCTTACTTGAAAACCTGCCTTATCGGGTATCGACACTTCGGTTTCAATTCCGAATTTCTTATGCAGGCAATTGCCGTAAGCGAAGGGGGTGCAAAGTAATGAAACCTATTGAAAAGCAGAAAGCGATATGCCACAAGTGTGGTGCTGAATATTTCGGCAGACCTGCACTTTCAAGAACGGACGGAAAAACGCTGATTTGCCCCGACTGCGGAACTCGTGAAGCTCTTGATTCCATAGGAATTTCCGAAAAGGAGCAGAATGAAATAATCGCAATTATTCACAAGCATTTTGATACGGAATAAGCCGCGGAAACGCTCCACGCTTCGATTTGTGGGGCGTTTCAGGTTTTCTTGCAAAGTTAAAATAAGCCCCACACAGCCCAAATAAACGGCTTCTGTGGGGCTGCATAATATACACAATTGCCCCTCCGATATTTCGCTGATGTTTGTTATATTTATTATCCGAAATACCGTTGACTATTCCCCTGAAATGCGGTAATATACATACTACCGCAAGGCGGGAAAATAACGAAATAAGGAGAAAAAAGCAATGAACAACATCAGCAAGAAGGAACTCAAGGAAATCGCAAAGAAGTACGGCAGGAACGCCGAGGAGCTTCAGGATTTTGTCCTTGACATGGAAAGCGACGGTATCAAGGTTGACGCTACAGACCTTGAGGACATGGTTGCCAACGGTGACCTTTAAGAACAACGGTGCAGCCCTTCGGGGCTGCCAACCAAATAAATACGCAAGGAGCAGAATATGAAAATTTTGATTGTTGAGCCGGGCAAGCACCCCTATGAAAAAGAAATCGACAGCGGCCTTGAAAGCCTGCAGAAAACCGTGGGTGGATACATTGAAGCCATTTATCCCTTCGAGGATTTGGTGGCTTTGGTGTGCGATGAAGAGGCAAAGCTGAAATCCGATACGCAGTGGAATCGCATCCTCGGTACAGATATTATCAAGGGTACATTTTTCCTTTGCGGTATCGAGGGTGAAGAATTCTCAGATTTGCCCGATGACCTCATGGAAAAGTACAAGAAATTCTTTTGGGAGCCGCAGTTGTTTATTCCTACGCCCAACGGACTGCTGCCGATTATCTTGAGGGACGCACCGTAAGCCCCCCAGAATGCCCCACATTTGCCTTTGTGGGGAACTCCGAAAACTTACCCCTCCGTTGATACAAGCCCTGAAATCGGGGCTTGTGTTTCGTTTTGTGGAATGGCATAATATACACAATAATCAAAGTGTGTTTTTCGCCTATATTCTGTACTTTTAGCCGCTTGCTATTATTCACACTATGCGGTAATATGTAACTACCGAAAGGGAAAGAAACCCACGGAAAACAAACCAAACGGAGGATAAGAAAATGGTAAGTTACGGAGTAGCAAAGGCAAGAGCGATGGCAAGCAAGAGAAATTGGAACGAGGAAGAATACACTTCCAAGGCAACAATCACCTGGGCGGACAACGATTACGAATACGAGCTTGAAATCGACAACGAGGACATGGACGAGGATTTCGAGGCTTGGATTGAAAAGCACGCCGAGGAGCTTGCAAGAGAGGATGCCGAGGCAAACGGCACAACCTTTGAGGAACTCATCGGAATCAGCTACGAATACGATTACATCGACGACGATGAGGCTTTCGACAGAGATTACGCAGATTGGGCAGAATCAGAATGGGAATTCGCAACGGGGAGATAACCTCCCCAAGCACCCGAGGGGCGGAGCCGAACGGCTCCCTGCCCCACACATTCGCCACGTTGCCCTACAACGGCTTTTCAGCCGAGTTTCAATAAACTACGCAACGCTGATAAATGGCAATTACGGGGCGATTTAGGGGCAAGTGTGAGCGTCGCATAATATACAATTTCTCCCCTTGATATTTGTCACATTTATTATTCCAAATACCGTTGACTATCCTCCGTTTATGCGGTAATATACACATACCGAAAGGCACACAGCCCTCGGAAAAAACACAAAGGAGAATGAAAAAATGTGGTCAGAAGGAACGATTAAGGTGAGAAACAGCATATTCCATTATTGGGTGAAGCACTACGATGAGCCGAGCCATTACGGAATCGGAAATGGCAGAATCAGCAAGCTTACCCTCAAGCGAAACGGCATTGTGGTTTACAACTACGACCGAGGCGAGGACACCAAGGCAATCGACAGCGATACGGAAATGGCACTTGCAATTCTGATTAGAGATTACAACTAAACAGCAATCAGCCCCTGCACAGCGGGGGCATTGCTCTGTTATAAATAGCACAATTTATGTGCATATCTTTGTGTAATTTATTATCCCGATAACGCTTGAAATAGTTGCTTTTCTATGGTAATATGGGTATCGTGGAGATGGGTCTTCGATTAAAAAATCGCTCCATGGGGCTTCAAATATATTTCAGGGTCTGCAGGTGCAGGCCTTTTTTCATACAACGAGAGGAGGTGGTGCAATGGCAAAATACAAACCGACGTGCTTTATGGCGGAGGATTCCAAATACAGCAAAAAGGCGGCAGATTATGCCGTCAATTTTATTCAGTGCCTTACTCATACAAAAGGCACATGGGCAGGTAAACCTTTTGACCTCATTGACTGGCAGGAGCAGATTATCCGTGATTTATTCGGTGTGCTGAAGCCAAACGGCTATCGACAGTTCAATACGGCATATATCGAAATACCCAAAAAGCAAGGAAAACAACTTGCTCTGGATACACTTATTCCTACCCCAGATGGATTTACAACTATGGGTAAAATAAAAGTTGGCGATACCGTCTTTGATGAAAAAGGCAATCCTTGTCATGTAGTTGCTAAAAGTAAAATTGATTTCGATGAACAAGCATACCGTATCACATTCAAAGACGGCGAAGTAATAGAAGCCGGTGAAAACCATCAATGGGCTGGCGAGTATACACACGGCAAACGAAGAAGTTGCATTATGACAACGGGCGAGATTTTCAGAATGCCCAAGAAAGAAAATGTTATTAGATTCAGAATTTCTCTTGCAGACGCAGTTGCTACAAAAGAAAAAGACCTTCCTATTGACCCCTATCTTATGGGTTATTGGCTCGGAAATGGAAATGCAGTTAAACCGGAAATCACTGTGCAAACCTGCGATATACCGGGAGTACTGTCGAAAATCCTTCCCATTTATCCGGAAGTAAGTGCATGGAGCAATGTTGGAGACAGCGTTATTTTTCGCATTCCTGATTTAAAAAAAGTTTTATTGAAATCATTCCATGATAAAGTTATCCCAAATGATTATCTGCGTTCCTCATATTTTCAACGATTGGAATTATTGCAAGGACTGATGGATTCCGATGGATGTATATCTGCTATTCGAGGTCAGGCAATATACACCTCTACTGAAAAGAAACTTGCTGAAAGCGTCAGTGAGCTGCTGTGGTCATTAGGAATAAAAAATGCAATAACCTCAGATATAAGTACTCAAAGGAAGGATTGGAGTAGTTCAAGTAAAGAATGTGGTAGAATTGCAACCGGTGAAACATTATACAATGTAAAGTTTACCGCTTTCAGTGATACAAAAATCGCTAATCTCAAGCGAAAACAGCAAAGAGCAGTAGAACGAAATCCACGCACTCGCAGTCATTATCGGTATATTGACAAGATAGAACCTGTAATAAATCGTGGAATGCAATGCATACAAGTTGACAGTCCATCTCATCAATACTTGGTGGGACGTTCTTTTTTACCCACGCATAATAGCGAGCTTGCCGCAGCCATTGCACTTCTGCTGACCTGTGGCGATGGTGAGGAACGAGCCGAGGTTTACGGCTGTGCCGCCGACCGACAGCAGGCATCCATCGTTTTTGAGGTTGCCGCAGATATGGTGCGTATGTGTCCTGCCCTGAACAAGCGAGTGAAAATCCTTGCATCACAGAAACGAATTGTATATTTGCCCACCAATTCCTTCTATCAGGTGCTTTCGGCAGAAGCCTACTCAAAGCACGGTTTCAATATCCATGGCGTTGTGTTCGATGAACTTCATACCCAGCCAAACCGAAAGCTCTTTGATGTAATGACAAAGGGCTCCGGTGATGCACGAATGCAGCCGTTATATTTTCTGATTACCACGGCAGGCACGGATACCAATTCCATCTGCTATGAAACGCATCAGAAAGCCGTGGATATTCTTGAGGGCAGAAAAATTGATAAAACTTTCTATCCTGTCATTTATGGTGCAAAGGAATCCGACGACTGGACAAGTCCCAAAGTGTGGAAGAAAGCAAATCCATCCCTCGGCATTACCGTTGGAATTGATAAGGTGCAGGCTGCCTGCGATTCCGCAAAACAGAATCCGGGCGAAGAAAATGCCTTCCGACAGCTGCGTTTAAATCAATGGGTAAAACAGGCTGTCCGCTGGATGCCGATGGATAAATGGGATGCGTGTAAATTCAGTGTAAATCCAGAGGAGTTACACGGCAGAATCTGTTATGCAGGACTTGACCTTTCGAGTACAACCGATATAACGGCATTTGTTCTTGTTTTCCCACCGATAGACGAAGATGACAAATACAGCGTCTTGCCGTTCTTCTGGCTACCGGAAGAAACCCTGCCCCTACGAGTACGCCGTGACCATGTGCCGTATGATGTGTGGGAACAGCAAGGCTATCTTATGACCACAGAGGGCAATGTGGTACATTACGGTTTTATTGAAAATTTCATCGAGGAGCTTGGCAAGATTTACAATATCCGTGAAATTGCCTTTGACCGTTGGGGAGCAGTTCAGATGTCGCAGAATCTTGAGGGTATGGGATTCACGCTGGTGCAGTTCGGGCAAGGCTACAAGGATATGTCGCCTCCGACCAAGGAACTCATGAAGCTCACCCTTGAAAAGAAAATAGCCCACGGCGGTCACCCTGTTCTCCGTTGGATGATGGACAATATTTTCATCAAGCGTGACCCTGCAGGCAACATCAAGCCCGATAAGGAAAAATCTACAGAGAAGATTGACGGTGCCGTTGCCTTGATTATGGCTCTTGACCGTGCTATTCGCTGTGGGTTGGGTGATTCGGGAGCGAGTGTTTATGATGAGAGGGATATGCTTGTCATTTAATAATTTCTTCAAAATATTATATAAATTAAAAAGGAGTCGGACGCATCCAACTCCTTTAGGTGTAGTCCGAAGACGTTCACCGCAATTCTATATTATATTATACCATACTCACTCAAAAAATGCAAGTATTTTTTCAAAAATTACAGGAAATTTTTAAAAAGGTTCAATTTGGTTTTTGTATCCGTGAAGATGATTTTTGAATAGATATTTGTAGGCACGTTTTTTCGTAGCGTTTCATAAGCATTTTCGAATTGCTGAATAAAGGCTAAAATTTCACTTTTGTTACGTTTTAGAATCTTTAACATAAATGAAACCAATATTACGTAATCGAGTATAGAATTGAAATTAATATTTCGTAGCCTAGTTTCTGACGAAATATACGATGCGATTCGATTGCTTATTTTTCCTGTTTTGAATCGTGTGTCAAAAATAGTATTATTATGAGCAATTGCATTTCTTAAATCTTTTAAACAGAAAACGATTTTCTCTATCATTTTTCCATCATTATCAACTGCTCTATTGATTCCAATTGAAGAAGAAATGGCTTGGCGAGTATTAATATTAAGACAAGCAAACAGATTTCCAAATTCACCAAGACTAAGTATCTCAAATATAGCCCAAATTGGGACCGGTTCATCTTTGTCATAATAATGAACAATGATATTGTTCTTTCCGTAATCTCTGGAAATATTTCCATATACTTTATTTCTGACTGCCATTCTTTTTGAAATGGCGTTTTTATAATCTTGTGTTCCAACATGATGGGATTTGTAATCGTTCAAAAGGAGGTTATATACATCCGCAAAACGTTCACTTTTTGCTTGTTTAAGAATTTCTTCCAAAGCGTAGTTCTTTATCGTCGTTTCAAGGAACATAATTTGTGGATAGAGAATAGCTTTAACCTGCATATCAAAATCATAAACCGATTGAAGTTCACTAAAGCTTGTATATGGAAGCAATGCCGTGGGAGAGTTGCAGTATCTATATCCTTTATATCCGTGAAAATATCCAATATATCTAAGTTTTCTCTTTTGTAAACTTCCAGAGATTTGGATACCTTTTCTATCACGCATATAACTCATTAGCGCATTAATACTCTTAGGTTGCATCTTTTTAGCCCTCCCTTTTACCATAATCGGCATTATCTCCTTTAGCCAATTAAATTATACCACACTGAAGAATAAAAGTCAAGAAAGGATAGTGATAATTATGATTATTTTCAAAGGACTATTCAAAAGCCGTGATAAGCCCACCAACAGCTACGACAGCCCGTCCTACACCTACTTCTTCGGACGAGCCCACGGCGGCAAGCGAGTGGATGACCGCAGTGCAATGCAGCATACCGTTGTGTATGCCTGCGTGAGAGTGCTGTCGGAGGCAATCGCACAGCTGCCCCTGCATCTGTATCAATATACCGAAAACGGAAAAGAGCGAGTGCCGATGCACCCGCTATATTTTTTGCTCCACGACCAACCAAATCCCGAAATGACATCGTTCATTTTCCGTGAAACGCTGATGAGCCACCTGCTGATTTACGGCAACGCCTACGCACAGATTATCCACAACGGCAGAGGTGATGTGGTGGGGCTGTATCCGCTGATGCCTGATAAGATGAAGGTTGACCGTGATGAGCATAACAATCTCATTTATGTATACAGCCGTTATGATGAAGCAAACCCCAACATCAAGGAGCAAGGCGATATTATTCTGCCTTCGGAACAAGTCCTGCATATTCCCGGACTTGGTTTTGACGGATTGGTGGGATATTCTCCAATCGCCATGGCGAAAAATGCAATCGGAATTTCCCTTGCCTGCGAGGATTACGGTGCATCGTTCTTTGCAAATGGTGCTTCGCCCTCTGCTGTGTTGGAACATCCCGGAGTAATCAAAAATCCCGAAAGAGTCCGTGAAGCATGGCACAGAGCCTACGGCAGCGGAAATGCCCATAAAACCGCAATTTTAGAGGAGGGCATGAAGTACACGCCGATTTCCATTCCCAATAACGAGGCTCAATTCCTCGAAACCAGAAAATTTCAGATTGAGGAAATTGCAAGGCTGTACCGTGTACCTCTTCACATGATCGGCGATCTGGAACACGCCACGTTCAGCAACATCGAGCAGATGTCACTTGAATTTGTGATGTATACGCTGTCGCCTTGGTTGGTGCGATGGGAGCAGTCGCTGATGAAAGCACTGCTATCGGATTCAGAAAAGGGAAAATATTTTATCAAGTTCAATGTGGAAGGACTGCTGCGTGGTGACTACGCAAGCAGAATGCAGGGTTACAGCGTTGGTATTCAGAATGGTTTCTTATGCCCTAACGATGTAAGGGAACTTGAAAATATGAATCTCATCCCCGAAGAAAAAGGAGGTTTCACTTACATGGTGAACGGAAGTATGACGTCACTTTCGTCAGCGGGGGCGGCTTATGCCAAAAATATCGAGAAAAAGGAGGATAACGCAGAATGAAGAAATTCTGGAACTTTGTAAAAAACGAAGAAACTGCCGAAACGGAACTGCTGTTCAACGGTCCCATTTCGGAGGAAAGCTGGTACGGCGATGAAGTAACACCGAAATTATTCCGTGACGAACTGGCAAAGGTCAGCGGCAACCTTACCGTGTGGCTGAACAGC